CGGCTTTGCAGGAAAAACGCCTAATCTCCCTTCCAATTCCATTTGTTCCCCCGGGTCCCGGCCAAAGCGGCCACCCTAACACACTCGTTCTCCGTACTGACTCCTTTCACCATATTGCTCCAGATGAGAAGGTTCCCCGGTAGTTGGGGCCGACTTACAGGGGTTCACCACCCAAGCCTTCCGGGCACAACAACTTTCTTTACTCCAGATGTGGAACGCATGGTTCCTGTAGCCCTCTATGTGACCTATTGTCTGCTTTCTTAAATCGGGTAGGTTTTTGCCCGGCCGATCGCAGCCCCGCCATTAACCACGCAACGCAAGGTTCTGAACCTGCGAAGAGTGTGGCACTTTATGGGGGCCAGTAGAGACAGTCCAACGGTGAACCACAATCTGTTTCATTCCAGTTGCGTAACCCTCACTGCTATTACGCAGTTGGATCTCACGCAATACGCCTTCGGAAGCCCATCCATCCCAGAACGGGCATGAAAGAATGACCTAACCGCCGTGCGGCCTCGGGTTCACTCCTTTCCTCTTCCATTCCCCCCGCGGCGTTGCACACGCCGCCATCTTACCACCGCAGGTCGGGCTCCCTAACACCCCAAGGTGCGGGTGACCAACACTCCCTCCTTTTTTCATTTGTCATCTGAGAGAGGTGTTTCAGGTCCTCTGCGGTCTCGGGAACAGCAGTCCCCCTCGGCACGACCTCCTCATAGGTGGGTAAACGATCAATATAGCGAAAGAAAAAACGGGTCCTCAACGGGACAGGCCGTTCTTCGTTATACCTCAACCTATAAAAGTCAAGCCATCCGTCGGGCACAATGACGGACTTGGGCCGAAAAGAAAGACGGCCCCCCACCTCTGAATCCTGTTGGAAGAATCTCGGACCATGAAAAGGATGCTCAAGGTAACGGTACCTAGCGCTATGGAGCGCCAGATAAAACCGAACCCGGCAATCTTTCATCTTAAAAGAATGTTTGAGATTCCACTTCCAGGAGGCCAACTCCCGCCCGAAGATGATTTCTTCTTCCTCTGACAAAGAAGGCACCTGAACAACGTCGTCGCCGGAAAGCACGACGTTATGTAAGGACGGCACCTCAGGAAGAATCGATCTCAACGGGTCCCCCCACTCAATCCTAGCTTTCTGAAGGTGCAAAACACCCTCAAAGAGAGCAGCTCTCCAAGCCAAACTGCCGGTGAACCCAAGTTCAACCAAGGAGAGGCCCCCCTTAAAGAGGGGCCGCATCCAGGAGAACCATTCACGAGCGGCATAAAAGCGTTGACCGCCTCGACGAGAGGCGGCGGAGACAAAGCTAGAGAAAGAGCGGGAGAGAGAATGCGGGTACTCTACAGGACGGAGCATACCAAAACGAAGAGTCTGGATGACGATGGTCCGGCCACAAGAAGGCTGAACCAAAGTCGAATTCAAAGTACCAAACTCCTTCGAAATGGAAGTTTTTGACTGCTCCACCTCGAGTCCAACCCGCCCCACCACATCCATCCACTGTTTGGCGAAAGCCTCAGTGCTGCAGAATAGGATATCATCGCCATTGATCAAGATCGGAATGTTTCG